CCCGGTACGATCGCCAGCGCGACGATCTCCGGCACGTTGGTGGGGTTGAATTTCGGCGCACGCGTGGGCGGTGCGCCGGGTTGGGGTGAGTATGGCTGCGTGCTCATGATTTTTCCTTTGACTTTTCGATTGGCCCCGCGAGTCCCGCGAGGCGGCGGCGCTCCTGATTGGCTACGCGCCGCTCTTGGCAGCAGGGAGGACCGTGTGTGGGACGCAGAGGCCGGGTCCCGTCGTTGATGCGTCTGCACGGGTATCCGGCAGGCGTGTGGCAGCGGGGACAATCGATCTCCTCTATCGCCCTCTGTTCGCGATTCTTGCTCATTTGTGACATCCTTGTTTCCTTTCGTGCTTATCCATAGCGGCTATGGATTGCTACGCCTCCAGAATATCCGTAGCGGCTGAGGATGTCAAGGACAATGTCAAGCAAGAACAATCGAAGCCGCTATGGATCTGTTAGACTTCTTTATGCGAGGAGGCTACGAATGGGGCTGGTCGATACGGCGAAAATCGGGAAGATGGGCGGACAGGCGCGCGCCGCCAACATGACGCCCGAGGAGCGCAGCGAGGCCGCACGCAAAGCCTCCACGGCGCGCTGGGCGAAGAAGGCGAAGAAGGCGAAAGCGCGGAAGAAGTGAAACGCTGGCTTGGCCTCGTCTACTCGCTTCTCGTCGCCGGAACGTTCGTCGGCGTCTTCTGCTCGACGCTGGCCCGCTGGTCGAAGCTCTCGAAGGCCAGGCGCCGCAAGGCCGTGGCGCCTGCCAATGCGGCGCGGCGCGCCCAGGCTGCTGCCCGCCCCGACGCGTAAACGGCCGCCCACGTGCGCCGTACGCCGTGCGAAAGGCGCACACTGAGGATAGGGACCCATGGACGGTCGCGACCTATGATCTGCTCGGCCAATCGATCGAACGGCGCGAAGTGCAAAGCACCGGCCATCACCGGCGCCCGCGTATGCCGCGTGCATGGCGGCTCCGCTCCCCAGGTGATCGCGGCGGCGCGCCGGCGGCTGCTGCTGCTGGTCGATCCGGCGCTCGGCGTACTGGCGCAGGCCGTGCGCGTGCGCAGTAAGGTCGTAGCGAAGCACTGGGAGCCATCGGCGTCGGAGATCGCGGCGGCTCGCGAGATTCTGACGCGCGCCGGCATCTCGGCGATCGTCGAAGAGGCAACGACCGTATCCGCGCGCCCGGCGTGGGATCGAGTCCTGTGGGAAGAGTTCATCCAGATCCACCGCAAGGCAGTAATCGTGACGGAATGAGGAGCGGGCCGAGCATCCTCGAGCGCAATCCGGCTAAGCCGCAGCAGTACCGCCTTGCCATCGCGCTCTGGGACGCCGCAACGCTCTACACGCGTCAAGCGTATCAGCAGGATACAAGGAATCGGTTATCGCTCCAGGGGCAAAAATCGGCGTGGCGGCGCTGGAAACGCGAGCAGGCGATCCTCGCCATGCAACCGATGGTGCTCCGAGTCGCTAAAGACGTGCGGTGGATGTTCGCGCCGCACCTCGATCTGCGCGATCTTACGCAGGCGGGCATGATCGGCCTGATGAAGGCCGCGAATGCGTTCAACCCCGCGCGGGCTAGCGCGGCGGGCTTCGAACCGTACGCTTACTTCCGCGTGCGCGGCGCCATCATCGATTCGCAAAAACGGCGCGTGTACCGCGAGGAGCAACACGATTCGCTCGACCGTCCCATCGGCCGCGGCAACGATCCGGATCGTGCGACGCGCGGCGATGCGCTGCCGTGCCGCAAGCCGCTCGGCGACGAGCTGGCGGAGCGCGAGGAGATTCACCGGCTGCTGCATCAGGCGATCATGTGGCTGCCCGACGATCAGAGAGACGTGATCAACGGGCATCTCGCCGGGCAACGGCTGGCCGTGACGGCCAAGCAAGTCGGGCGCAGCCTCACGTGGACGCGTGCGAAGCTTGCCGAAGCGCGGGAAGCTGTTACCGTGGCGATGAGGGCGGCATGAGTAAATAATGAACAGTGACTTGCAGCTATTTAGCAGACGACCTAAGCAGGGGCGTTTTGTAAAGTGACCCTGGACGACGTGCCGCCCGCCGAACTCGCGCTCGTGCACCGCGAGTTTCAGAACCACGCCTCGTTCTGCCGCTCATCGCTGATCGTCGAGACGGAGGGCAAAGATCTTGTCCCGATGGAACTCGGGCCAGGCCAGCTTCGACTCGCGGCCGCTATCAAGCGCCAGCGCGTGCGCGGCGTCCCCGTTCGGCTCATATACCTTAAGTCGCGCCGCATTCAGGCGACGACGGGAACGGCGGCGCGCTTCTTTCACGACACGGCGTTTCAGCCTGGCGTTCACACCGCCGTTATCGCGCACGACGACGTGTCGACGCGCAACATCTTCGGCATTTACAAACGCTTTTACGACAAATACCGCCCGTTCGCCGGCGGGATTCCGTTGCCGCCGTCGAAGCTGACCGCCGATAAGATCGCGTTCGAGTTCGCGGGCGAGCCTGAGTCGAGCTACATTCAGGTGCGCACGGCGGGCTCGATCAACTTTGGTCGCTCGTTTCGCCTGACCAACGTCCACTTCAGCGAGTTCCCTTATTACGAGCGGCCCGGCGAGCTGCTCAGCGCGTGTATGTCCGCGATGCCGAAGACGGCGGACACGACGGCCGTGATCGAGGGCACCGCGAAAACCATCGGCGATCTGTTCCACAAGATGTGGCAGGCGTCCATGGACCCGTCGATGGAATCCGACTGGCTGGGCCTGTTCATGGGCTGGTGGGAGCATCCTTCGAACCGCATGCAGCCTGCGGTCGCTCCGGATCGCTTCATGCACGATCTTTCGGCCGAAGAGCGCCAGATCATGGGGCTCTACAATCTCGACCTCCAGCAGCTGGCGTGGCGGCGCTGGACGATCATCAACGATTTCGCCGGCGACACGGTGCGGTTCAAACGCGAGCATCCGGCGACGCCGGAAGAGGCGTTCACTGCGTCGTCGCGCAATCGATTCAGCGTGGCGCATATCCAGCGTATGCCCATCCAGCGCGATCCGGTGGTGGGCGAGCTGCAGCTTGATACGGTGGGCGTCGAGCAACGCCTCGTGTTCGCGCCTTCGGAGTTCGGCGCGCTGCGCATCTGGAAGAAGCCGGAGCGCGGGCGCCTTTATGCGTGCGGCGCCGATTGCGCGCAGGGGTTGGATGTGGGGCCTGGCGACGGCCAGTCGGACCCGGATTACTCGAGCGCGCAAATGCTCGACCGCGATACGGGCGAACAGGTGGCCCATCTGCGGGCGCGCATGATGCCAGGCGAGACGGGGCGATACGTGGCGGCGTTCTGCCGGTTTTACAACATGGCGCAGTGCTGCGGGGAACGCAACCCGGGCGGAGGCGGCATCTCGATGCTCGAGGCAATGATAAATTCGGACTATCCGGCGGGGCTGCTCTACCATCGTCCCGTCACCATCGATCAAGACCCGCAGGTGCGCGGGGATCGTATCGGCTGGGACACATCGGGCGTGTCCCGGCCGCTGCTGATCGGCTATCTAGACGAAGCGATCCGGCAAGGCTCGATCTCGATCCGCGATCCGATCACGCAGATGGAGCTGCTCACGTTCGTGATCGGTCCGAACGGCAAGGCCGCCGCCCAGGGCAACTGCCACGACGACACCGTAATCGCGCTGGCGTTGGCGTTGATCGTAATTCTGCGGATGCCGCGGCCGGTGGCGGCGGCTATGGTGCGGCCGCCCGAAGTGCGCAAGTATGGGAGAGGCGCTCCGGACACGGATCGGCCGCGAGGCACGAATGTGAGGATACGATGACGACGAGGCGCGGCTTTCTCGGCTCGTTTTTTTCGCTGACGGCAATCAAGGCCGTTCCGTTCCCGGCGGTACCGCCGGCGAAGCCCGCCACGATCACGATGCGCTGGTCCAGCTCGCCGGAATGCATGTGCGGGTTCGAGCTGATGCGGCTCGCGCAGGAATGGGAAGATCGCCATAACCGGCGCCGCATGGTGTGCCCGAATCCGAAGTGCGCGAATTACGGCGTCGTCGTCCTCGAAACGTTGCTCGAAGTTGAGGTGCTCGGTCGAATCCCTCATCGCCGCTAAACGCCTCTCCGGACGCGGCGTGAAGGTCGGCAACATCAGCGCCGGCACGAAAACGAAGATCGACGCGCGGGCCTGGAGCTTCCTCGCGATCTGTCACACCGTCGGCTTGTGCCCCTCGGCGCAATCGGCGCTCGACCCGGGCGACGTTCGAGGCGCGGTGGACGAATCCGAATCGCACCGACCGACCGACACCCGCGAAAGTCGAATGACCTGAACAGGAGAAAAGAAATGGATTGCAGGCAATCGGATATTATGCGGGAATGGATAAAGGAAGTCGAGGAGGCGGGGGCGAGAGCCGTTTCCGCCATGGAGTCGAAGCCCGACATCGACCGGGTCGCGGGCCACCTGAACGGCAGAGCCTCGTTCGCGCTGGCTTTTGCACGCAGGGCGGTGGACGATGTCGCCGACTATCTCACCGACTGGTCCGGCACGGCCGAGGGCAGCCGGGAGCAGGCGGTGTGCGAATCCTTGCAGCGAGCCGATCAAGAATTGGTTGTCGCTCAGGTCGACCAAAGCACCGACGTTCTCAGAGAAGCCTTTAACCGAGCAGCGCTGAAGGCGCCCACGGCGCGCGTCGAATAGGGAAGCATGATCCTCGCGCTCATCGTTCTTTTCCTCGTGTTCGGCGGCGGCGGCGGCTGGTACGGCTATTCGCGCTACGGCTACGGCGGCGGCTTCGGCGGCGTCGGCATCGTCGTTCTGCTGCTCGTGCTGTTTCTGCTGTTCGGCCGCGGCCGGTTCTGAGGCGTGACAAAATGCTCCCCGGCATCACGCCACTGACGCCCGAACCCACCAAAGCGGAGATGCTCGCCAACGTCGAGCGTAAGCTCGCCCTGCAAAAGAAAGCGGATCGAGACCGCCTCGCGTCGAAAGCTGCTGCATGACTGCTGCAAAACAATCGACACCCACGCCCGTCCTCGTCGTCCCCGGCAACCTCATCGACGACTACGCCGACCTTCTCGCGCTGCGCAAAGCGTTCGCCCCCACCGAATCGCGTTACCAGAAGGCGTACAAACAACTGAAGGAGCTGGTGGCCGACAAGGACGGCGCTTCCGAGTTCGTCGCCTCTGGAGAACGTTTCGAGCTGCGCATCTCGGCGTGCGAGTTCGAATCGAAGCCCGACGTGGCGCTGGTACGCAGGAGCCTGACGGCCGCCGTCTTCCTC